ACCATTCTTTGATTTTTAATCATTAGCTTCCCCCCAATTTTTTCCAAGAGCAACATCCACTTTACTTGGTACTTTTAAATTTACAGAGTTCTCCATAATTTCAATAATTTTCTTTTGATCTTTTTCGGAGCCAACAGAAAAATCAAGCTCATCATGAATTTGAATAAGAGGTAATAAACCTTCAGAGGCTAGATCTACCATTGATTTTTTTGTTTGATCTGCTGCTGAACCTTGAATTAATCTGTTAAGCGCCCGAAAAGTACCCGCGCGTTTTATTTGATTGAAGCCAGTACCATATTCTAGTTCTGCTGCCTCCCTCGGTAGTGGCTTGAAAACACCCCATTCAGTGGGAACATATAAATTGAATCGGCATTTTCTTCCCATTATCGTGCGGATAAACCCATATTTTTCTGCTCTGTTAGTAGCAATATCAATCAATTGTTTTACAAAAGGTACTCTTGAATGATACTTATTAAATAATTGTTTTGCATCATTTAGATCCATACTTAATTCACCAGCTAACTTTGTAATTCCCATACCATAAGATAAGCCAAGATTAATTGTTTTTGCTGTCTTACGATCTATCTCAGCCATGTCAGCGATCTGTTGATGAAAGTCTGTTTTAGGATCTTGATAAGCTTTAACAACATCCATAACACCATATAAATTTTTACCATCTACTTTTACACTTGATGCAAAGTGTGTCATTATTCTTGGTTCTTGCTGTGAATAGTCAAACGCACCCCACTTCTCTCCCTCTTCAGGAAGAAATAAAGATCTAATTAGGTTTGATACTTCTGGATTACGTGCGGGCATTTGTTGTAAATTAGGATTACGCATAGATATTCTACCTGAAACAGTACCTCCCATATCATTACGCAACTGATTTATGCTTGCATGTATTCTACCTTTATAAGAATGTTTTTTAATAGTTTCTATAAATGTGGTTCTCGCTTTATTAATTTCACGTAATTGAACAACTTTTTTTGCAAGATCAGAACGATGATTTGAAAGAAAGTCTTTATCAAATTTAGGCTGACCAGACTTCTCAGTGCGTTCGTATGGAATTTTCTTCGCATCAAAAGCTCGACCAATAGCACGCGCATTGAAAGGATCAATTGCAACGCCTGTGTCTTTAATGATGTAATCAAGTATCTTTTTCTCTCTTCGTAATAAATCTTTTTCCGATTTTTCAGCTTGCTCAAAATCAATTCTAACTCCTTTTGATATCATTTTAAAAATTATAGGTAATAATTTCATTTCTAATTTATAAACTTCTTCCATCTCTTCTTGCTCAATTAAAGCTGAAAATTTATGATAAAGTTTTAGTGTTAATACTGTATCTTGTTCTGCGTAAGGACCTACCTCCATAGCGGGTAATTTGTACATTTCTGCTTTAGCATCTGCATTAAACTCTTCCGCAGCTTTATATAACCCCGACTCAGATTTTTTATCATCCAAGTAATCTTTAGATAAATTATTTAACGAGTAACTAAGTCTATTTTCATCGACCAATGCTCCCATAACCATTGTGTCTCTTATTTCTCCGTGGACCGTGAGCCCCATATGTTGTAGCCAACCAAGATCATAAGATGCATTATGAAATACTTTTGTAGAGTCAGTTGCTAATAGTTTTTTAAGAATTCTTTTTAAAACTTTCTCATCAAAGTTTGGACCTACTTCGTGATTAGTAGGAAAGTAACCTTTCCAACCATCAACAGCAATTGCAACGCCGATAGTATTGCCATCATTTCTTGACCAACCAGCGCCTAATTTTTTAAGGTTAGGATCTTTTGTTTCTAAATCTATTGATACGATATCTGATTCAAAAACTGCATCAGGTATACTTTCAGGCATAAGCCATTCATGTTGTTTTACAAATTTCATGCGTAAAGTTCCTTAAAAACATACCCGCGATCATTCCGAGTAATAAATAAATTTTTTCTTGCTCTAGTCATTCCCGTATAAAAAACTTTTCGCAAGTCATTAATGTTTTCTCTAAGTGCAGCTTGGGCACTTGGAGATATGTTTGAAAATAAAATGACGTTGTCAGCTTCTCCTCCTTTCACGCCGTAAATTGTGTTGACAGTAATTTGTGGTTCTGAATTTATATTAATATTACGTTCCATAACTTTTTCAATGTAAGTTCTATCACCCGCATTAACTGTATCCAATGCTTCATGCCAAGGCCACTCAGTAGTGTATATTGGATCTAAGAGACCAAGTTCTTCTATGTTAAAAAGATTATACTTTTTATCCATGTCTAAATTTTTAAATTGTTTTGCACCTGTTTTTAAAAGACCTCTAGGTTTATTTTTATTTCTTGTTGACATAAAATTAAATAAATTTTTAATGCTATCCGCATACACATCTCCGCCTTCTTGTAATTTTTTCCAAGTGTTGATTGCGTAAATAACTTCTTCTTTAATTGAAAGCGTTTTAAATTTTTTATAAAACATTCCATGCTGTCGTAATGTTCTAACTACATTATCTAACATGTAACCACATGTAGCTAAAAAATAATAAGATCCGCCTAATCTATAATTAATAAATTTTTCATTATCCAAGTAATGTATACTACCACCTTCGTGGACCGCTTCCCATTGTTTTTGTTCTCTTAGATCTGTAGGTATGCGTTCAATAAGTTTTTTTGACTTATCTGCTATCAATTTTGGTACCCTATATGACTTATTAAGCACTTTAGATTCACCTTCTAAGTTCTTGAAAAACAAGGATTCTGCTCCCGCCCAATCAAATATCTCTTGATCATCATCACCAGCAATGTAAACTCTCTCCGCTTGATTAATAAATTTTAAAATCATTGCCCATTGTAAACGTGTGAGATCTTGTGCCTCATCAACAATGACAACTTTTAATTTTGGAATATGTACATCTTCATAAACAATTTTTTCAATACTATCTGTAAAGTCAAACACTTGATTTCTATCTTTGTATTTTTTCAATGTGTCTGCAATAAATTGCAAAGTAAGGTAGCCTCCATCTAATGATCGCGATACTTTATGAAATGTTTTTAGATCTTGCATTCTTTGCCGTGCTAAATCAACCAATCGTATATAGGGATTATCACTTATACTTCGACCCATCTCATCTACATCTAAATCACCACGCATATTTATATCCATTGTTATCTTTTGCGATCTACATAATTCGGCAAACTCATACCAATTTTTTGGTTTCATTTTATTCTGTGGTTGAAAGCCTCCTATCTTCCAAGCAATGCTATGCAAAGTTTTAAAGTATTCAAATTTTTTCGCATCGACTTTCAAAAGTTTTGTTACCCTAGTTATCGCTTCGAGTCTGGCTTTGCGAGTGAATGTAAAAAATCCAACATCTTCAGGTGTACAATTATCTTGCAGCTCCCGTTCTATAATATCAAGAAGAGTTTTAGTTTTACCCGTCCCTGGTGGACCAAATATTTTTAATGTATTTTTATTTAAATTTTTTAACATTGTTCCTCCACTTGTAAAATTGATTGCGCGATGAAGTAAGGTATTTGTGGTACCAAACTATTTCCTAGTCCTTTAAGTCTGTCCACCCTATTGGGTATCCCATGAGCCACTCTACCCAGTTCGGGTTCAGTGTCCCACCAGTTTTGTTCTTGTTGTCCGTGTGCTGCACTGTTACGTCCAAAGTATCTCTGCTGACTTTCCCATTCCTTATTCTGCCCCCTATATATCCTCCCTTGCCGTCCCTCGACGTTGGTGTCGGCCATAGTTTCGCCTCTTTTGATAGACTCTGTTGTTTCGCTGTGTCCATGTTTTTCCAATCCGAGTTCAACGGAGTTGGCCAAAGTCTCTTCTCCCTCACTTGATCGGCTAATCGTATCTGTATCTGCTGACCGCTCGGTCGTTTCAAGTGACCCGCGTCCAGTGCCTTCTGAATTCCCGGCAGGTTCGATCCGCCCGCCATGTTGTCTGGCGTTCGCCACAATCCAGATTCTTTCTCTTTGGTGTTTTGCACCGACGCTCGAAGCTGAAATACTAAATGTCCTTGCGGAGTAACCTTCACTTTCCAAGTTCTCGAGTACGGTGTCGAGACCGAGTTTAATGTGTCCACTAACGTTTTCTCCAATAACCCAAGACGGTCTGAGTTCTTTGATAAGTCTAAAATACTCTGGCCAGAGGTGTCTCGGATCTTCTTCACCTTTTTTTCTACCTGCGATGGAGAAAGGTTGGCAAGGGTATCCACCTGTGATGATGTCGATAGGCCCAATTCCATCTGTTTTAAGTCTTTCATAATTTAACTCCTTTATATCTTCATATTGTTTAACGTTTGGCCATTGCTTTTTTAAAACCTTTTTAGAATATTTATCAATATCACAAAACGCTACTGTTTCAAAACCACCAGTGGCTTCTAGTCCTAAACTGAAGCCACCAATACCACTAAATAAATCTAAGTGTTTTAATTTCATATACCTATCTTCACATTGTTTTTAGCATACCACTCTTCTAATTTTTTTTTCGGATCTAATAATTTAGAAGAACCCTCTCCAGGTTTTAAGTCTTTTAGTTTTTTTAATTTACCTTTTTCTTGTTTCTCCCAAACAGCTTTAATCCATTTGGTAGCTTCTTCTTTCATTGGTAGATAAGTATGATTGTCATCTCTCCAATTATTATCTTCTAAAGCAATGCATTCTAAAATGTAATTGTACATTTCTTTTGATAGTTTCATTTGAACTCCTTTGTTAAAAATAAGTTATAACATATTATAATATACAAGTCAAACAATTTAAAATGGTACTTCATCTATTAAATCTTTCGTTGGTAAAGGTTGACTATCAAAATTAATTGCGGGCATGTACCATAAGTGTTCCAATGCACCTTTGACTCTTTTCTTTTTACTTCCTCCTTCAAGTTCTCGTATACGTCCACAGATTTGTGTTTCGTTATACTCCGTAAATTTTCTTGATTTTAAAAACGTTTCCAGGGCGCTTAATGTAAACCAAGATATATCTTCTTTATCTGTAAAAACTTTATCAATTAAAACTTCATCAATAGATAATGCTTCACCATTCTCACGCATGAAAGATCTAAGGTGCTCATCAAATCTACCTTGCTTACTAATTTCTTTTGGCATTGGAATGATATCGCAGCTTTCTAATAAAAAATTTATTTTAGCTGCCCAGTCAACTTCTTTCATTCGTGGTGGTAACTCTGTTAAAACATCCATACATTTTTTTCTAAATCTATTTTGATCATACAAAGTATCTGTATCTAATTCGATACGTTTACCATCAACATTTAAAAACCAAACTGGCTCATCACTTTCTAACTTTTGTAAGTCTGTTAATTGATGTTGATAGGCTGAACCAATACCATGTTTACGTAATTTACATTGCACAGGATTACACACTGAACACATTGGTTGATCTTTACACTTGTATTGATAATCTTGTTTTTCATGTTGCTTAATTGTTTTATTAACTTGTTCTATTGATAACTCTGGTTCAAAGTATTGATAATTAAATTTACCAATTTTTGTTTGCCAATTATCTGGAAAAGCTTTTTTTGCATACACGGCGTACTGATACAAAACTTGATCTCTACCTCCTTCAGATATACCCATTGCCATTAATGTTTGAAGACAAGGTGGACCATCGTCTAATTCTTTATTCGTTTCTCTCTTTGCTTTTTTTCTAGATAATTGTTCTTTAGTGATTGATATTTTTTCTGCTGCATCTAAAAATTGTTCAAGGGTAAGACTGGAACCATCCTCTGCAAATGCATATCGAAAAGATTCATCCCCACCAAAGTAAGGTAAGTTTAAAAAGTTACCTACGTCTCCTCGTTCGGTGTTAAGACTAATTTGTTTTGGAAAAACTTCTGTGTCTGCATGACCGAGATCCGCGGCCCATTCAATTAATTTAGATCTTAATAATTTTGCAGGCACAAATTCTTGTGTAAAAACAAAAATGTGAGCACCGCCACTTTTAGATCGACAAACAATTAAAGGTAATTCTAATTTTTTTATTTCATCAACAATAGATTGATGATCAATAGGGTAGGTGTCAACATCAATGCAACCCCATTTACAAGCGCTATCATCGTTAATAGGCACAATGCCAAGACTTGGATCTTTACCAAGTAAGTGATTTTCCCAAAGGGTATCTGTAACAATTGCTTTTTTAATAAAAGCTTTACCACCCTTTTTTCCTTTTTCGTCAAGTTCACCAGCCACATATTGACCATGCGCTCTTTCTAAACCCGCAAATAAATTTTTAAATCTGTTAAACATTTTTGACCCCTTATGAGTGAACCATGCTCAGGTGTTACGGCGAAATAACAATTATTTTTAACGATTACCTGAGCATTATCCACGGCGTAAACAATCAACAGTACATAAAGGGTCATTACTTTAACTTTACTATAAATTGCTTACGAACTTTACCTTAAAACTTTACGCCCGTTACTTCTTCTTTTTCTTCTGTGGGAGTAACATCAACCATAGAGTCAGAACTATTAGATTGTTCTTCATCATGGTCAGCAGCTACGCCAACATCTCCCTCTTGGAAAGATTTAGCAAAGCTGATGCACTGTTCTAAGGTTTCTTTTTTCTTAACCATACCTTCTCTCTCAATAACCCATCCATGTACGGGATTACCGCCAGATGACTCTAAAGTAGAAGTTAGATTATAAACGAAGCTGTAGCTTGGTGGATTTTGAATAACTCTTTCTCCAACTTTTAAAATGGCTGTTTTTTGCATATACAACCACATTCTACTTTTCTTCATTTGCGAAACTTTCATTGTAATCATTGCTTTAGATAAAGGTAGATCATCTTCATCTAGTACAACAACTAAATGATTTGCTACTTCATCAACATAATTACCATTTGGTAAATAATTTAAATTATCATTCGGATCTCTTTTAGTCTTTGACATGACATCCGACGTAGCTGGATGAACGTTGACAGGTGCTTTACTTGTACCTTGCCCTCGTTTTTCCCACTCTACATAATTTCTATAAAACTCACATGGAATTACACGTATACCTGTGTCTCCATCAAAAGTTTCTTTGTTTGCTTTATTAATAATATTTCCTGGTCTATTATTTTTTACAGTTTTATCACTTACTTCTGGTGACATTGGTTGTAAAATTTGAAACCTAGGAATTAATATATCTTGTGTGGTAACATTACTTAATCCGTCACCTAAGTTTTGCACTATAAGATCTAGTGCATCATCATTTATTGCTACCTCTGTTTTCTTTTTTGTAGCTACTTCGTTTTTAGCCATACGACCCCCTATTTATTTTTTATTTTTACGTTGTGATAACGAAAAATTCCGAACAGTTCTTCAGGAAAAGTTTTACCATCTCTTGCATACTGTTCGATTGTCTCTCTGCACCATGCATCGAGAGTATTCCAAGCTACGCCTTGCTTCTCTTGCGGAAGAAGACCTTTACTAATTAAAAATTCACGAAACTTTTCTGCATCTTCATCTTGGCCTTTACCAAATTGCATTTTTATTTCGTTCTTAATTAGATCACCAGCGCCCAGTGACCGTATGAATTCATATGCTTTATGTGTATTTTCTCTTTTTATATTTGCTCTTAACTTTTCATCGTATTCAACAAGACTACCATCAGTTAATTTTAAAGACGTTAAATTTTTTTCTTTTAAGTATGTGCCAATTGTTGCGCTTAAATTTTGTATTTCTTGCGTTGCTTCTTCAGCAGCTTTTTCATGTAATTGTTTTTGTTCTTTTGTTTCTACTAATTTTTTACAAAGAGCCCCAATGTCTGATAAGCCTTCTCCGTCGAGTTCTTTTAATTTTTGATCAACAGCCTGTGTCGAAAGTGTGTCAAATATAGAATCTAAATCTTTGGGCATCGTAACTCCTTATGTTAATCGTTGCAGCTAACAACTTATAACTCCTTTACATGAAACTATATTACCTTGTCAACAAAAGAAAAAGGCTAGACTCTCGGGAGGAAAATCTAGCCTAATTTCTTTAGCCTTGATCTGGGACGAAAGGAGTTACGTAAATAACAGTACCAAATCAATTTTACATTTAGTTGTTTTTTCTGCATTTTACAACTATAAAGGGCAAATGGAGTTACAATATCGTTTCAGAACGAAACCTTTTGTACATCAGAAAAAAGCATTAGAAGAGTCATGGAGCCGTGACAGTTTTGCTTATTTCATGGAGATGGGCACAGGTAAATCAAAGGTTTTAATAGATAATATTTGTTTATTATTTTTAACAAATAAAATTAAAGGCGCATTAGTTGTTGCACCGAAAGGTGTTTATCGTAATTGGAAAGTAGAACAATTGCCAGCACATATGTCACCACTTATTGAAGATTATGATGTGTATGATTGGAATCCTGTGGATACAATTAAAGAAAAAAAGAGACGTAATGATTTTTTATATAAGGATGGAAATAAATTTAAAATTTTTTTAATGAACGTTGAAGCGTTCTCAAGTGTTAAAGGAAAAAAGATTGCTGATAAATTTTTACAATTATATCCAGCGATGTTTGCGATTGATGAGTCAACGACAATTAAAAATCCTAAAGCTGCTAGAACTAAAAGTATAATGAAACTTGGTACGCTAGCAAGGTATCGTCGGATCCTGACTGGTTCGCCCGTGACCCGCAGTCCGTTGGATTTATTTTCTCAATGTTATTTCTTGGACCCAAAACATTTACAACAACCAAGTTACTGGTCATTTAAAAATAAATATTGTGTGATGGAAACAGGTTATGCAGCAGACTACACTTTTCAAAAAGTTCTTGGCTATCAACGTTTAAGTGATCTAACAGGCTTGTTAAATAATTTTTCTTTTCGTGTAAAAAAAGATGAGTGTTTAGATCTTCCTCCAAAAACATTTGTTACCAGGGAAGTGCAAATGAATAAAAAACAAGAAGATGCATATTTACAAATGCAAGCATTACAAATTGCTAGACTAGACTCAGGAGAAGAAACAACGGCTGTTGCAAAACTTACAATGATGTTACGCTTACATCAAATCGCTTGTGGCTTTTTAGTTACCGATGATGATGGCATTATAGATCTTCATGATGAAAAAGGAATGATCCCAAGATTAGAAACATTAATGGATTGTTTAGATGAGATTGATGGTAAAGTTATTATCTGGGCAAACTATCGTCACAACATTGAACACATAGTAAAAGCGATTACAAAAAAGTATAACAATCATTCTATTGTAGAATCTTTTTATGGTGGCACAAAAGATAAAGAGAGAGTTGATATAATAGAAAAATTTAAAGATCCTAAGTCTGAGCTGCAATATCTTGTAGCCAATCCAAAGACAGGTGGGTACGGATTAAATTTAACTGTGTCAAAAACAATTATTTATTATTCTAATAATTATGATTTAGAAGTACGCATTCAATCGGAAGATCGTATTCATCGTTATGGCCAAGATCAAAAAACTTTGTATATAGATCTGCAATGTGTTGGCACAGTCGATGAGCATATCATCGCTAATTTGGTAGGAAAAGTCAAGATTTCCAACAAAGTTTTGAATGAACAATACCGTGAATGGATAAAAGTCTTAAAAAAATCTTGAATTAAAGTTATAAATAGTTATATGTAGTTATAGGGAGTTATTCCCGTTGAAAGGAGTTACGTATGACAATGTTACATGGAGTAATAGCTATCATATTAATAGCGGGAATAGTTCTCTACAAAAACACTTTGCTTTTTGCATTGTTGTTTGGTTTTTGGATCGTTTGGAGTAGGGGAGGTTTCGAATGGTTGTTATAGGATGGCAGTCAGGAATAAATTCTATTCATCCAGGTCCAACGGTTGATTATCAGCCGTTGCCGATGACTGAAGAATTATTTTTAAGACGCCAACAGAATCTCATTAATGCGATGTTAGGTGCTGAAGATATTGAATTTAGAATAATCTTTTTTCATAAACTACAGGAGCTCATGCGCCGTGTCCCGTGAACAAGATAAAATAAATCCGTCTTACTATAGAAAAAAAATTCAAGTAACTGATTTTATTATTGAATATGACATGGGTTTTTTAGAAGGGAATATTGTTAAGTATATTTCTAGATATAAATCAAAGAATGGCATTGAAGATTTAAAAAAAGCTAAATGGTATTTAAATAAATTAATTAAACAAAAGGAGAAAAATGAATAAATCAAACTCACCCTACTCAACGATTGCTGTAAGGCATGATGTGCATGCACGGCTAAAAAAATTAGCTAAAGCAAGGTATCAATCAATAACAAAGTATATTGAGCAATTAGTTGAGTTCGAAGAAGAGAACGAAAATAAACGCGGTAAAAGGAAAGGTTTACCTAAATGAAAGAACATATAAAAAATTATTTGTTTTGGATGTGGTTTAGTATTGTGCGTATTTATTTTGATAAAGTTTTACGCAAACCACAACGCACAGTTATCTTTATAATTAAGTACGCACCAAGAAAGTTACGTGACCGAACATTAAATAGATTATTTTATTCTAACCCAGCAGCTTTTAAAATTTTTTCAGAGCTAGTAGAGGCAGTTGATGAGTAATTTTATTTATTTCGGATGGTTAGTTGGAGTATTTGTTTTAGGATATCTTTTAGCAAAATGGCGCATACGACGAATATATGAAGCTCGCCTGGAAGAGGAATATAATAAAGGTGTACGTGATGGAGATCTAGAGTGGCAAGCAAGAAAAACAAGAATATAGAAAAATGTTTACGTGCTGCACTGGGGAAGATTAGTAAAAAAGCCGTACGGGAGCCCCGTACTGCGCGCGAAGTCGCCGATCGATTGTTATGGGAACGATTGAGAATAATAGTTTGGAGAAGATATGAAGTTAGAGGATTTGACCAAGAAACCGTGTCCCGCGTGCAAGGGTAATGGGTATATTCGTCTTACGTTCGAAACTGAAAAAGCCACACAGCAATGTCAAACGTGCGAGAGCGAGGGAGAAATTTGGGTTCGACGTGTACCGCGATCCGTGGTTCAAGAGCAAAAAGAAAAGAAGCAAATTCATTGATCCGTGTCCCGTGGTTAGTTGGCAAAAAGGAAAACCTATACCTTTTTAAAAGTTTAGTATAAAATTATAGGTGTAGACGGAGTTTTTATTCTTTTTCACTTCGTCTACACCTCGTTATAAGTTATTGTGTACTTGTAACTTTTCAGGTATACAATTAAGACTGTTATATGGCTGAACCGATATGGTGGCTGAGGAGCAGTTTATGAGTGATGATATTTTACTGGAAGCGCAAGCTAATGTCATTGATCACTTATTGGAGGGGTTAGCACCTAATGATTTTTCCTCCAGGTGCACCCTCCTAATTAATGAATTTAAATTTATAGATCATCAAGCAGCTTCTAAATATATTAATAAAAAATTAAAGGAGAGACATGGTAACGTCCTCACATTTACCCCGAAGTCCGATTAGGGAAGTTTTTACTTGCCCGGATTGTAATAAAGTTCATGTCACATTTTGGGATGATGTTAAAAAAATTTATAGTCAACAAGAGTGGGAATATATTGTTGGTCAAGGTGTTAAAGCATTAAAGAAAATAACAGAAATAATGCCTATAACTGATGATCCAAAGGTATTTTAAAGTTCTCTCTATATAAGTAATTATTTTGAAAAAAATATTTTTTTACTTTTTGCTCAAATATGAGGTAACACAGGTAACATTTGGCTACAACATGCAGAAAACATACAAAAAAGTGTTACTTATTGTGTTACCTGAGAGACAATTCTTCAGGTAACAGGTAACATTTCAAACCTTCCTGGTATCGCGCGCGGGGGAAAAAAGGTAAAAATTTTAATTTTGATAAAAATGCTGTATAAGGGGTAAACTATGAAAAAATCAAATATTGTTGAAATAACTCCTCAACAAAGAAAATTTTGTGAGTTAATTATTTTGTATGATGGCGAATGGACGGCAACTCAATGCGCTATTGAAGCAGGTTATTCTGAAAAGTCTGCTAGAGTTATTGCTAGTCAATTACAAAATAGGGAGAGGTATCCAAAAGTATATGATTACTTGTTGGAGTTAAGAGAAGAGCAACATAAAAAATATCATGTCAACTATAATCGTCACATGAGGAGACTTGCAAGTTTATCTAAATCAGCAGAAGAAAAAGGCAATTATACGGCAGCCGTAAGTGCTGAAGTTTCAAGAGGAAAAGCAGCAGGTTTATATGTTGATAGAAAAGAAATTTTGACTGGTTCAATTGATAGTATGCCTAAAGCAGAGGTTGAAAGAAGACTTGCTGACCTGAAAAAAAGGTTTCCAAAGGTAGTAAATGTGCTTTCACGTGAAACGAAAAAAGGTAATGAAAGAGAAAAATATTTGGAAGACGATAAGACTTAACAGTAATATTGTTAAGTGGGATAGAGTTGAGTCTAAAACATCACCTGGAATTCCTGATTTACATGGATTTTTTAAAGATATTGACACAGGCTTTGGACATACCTTTTGGGTCGAATTAAAATTAACTAAGACTAACAAAGTTTTGCTCAGTTCTAAACAAATTGCGTGGCATCATCGCTATGAAAAGTATGGTGGTACATCTTTCATCTGCGTTAAGGCCCTCTTACAGAGGTCACTGCTGATATATGTGGGAAAAAGGGCCACGGAGCTCGGGGAAAAAGGTTTGAAGCTCGCCCCAGATCTGGTCATGACCGAAACATGGTCCGAGGATCGCTTTGTTGAGCTCGTAAAAATACGCCAAGAATACGCCAAATCCTACGCCTCTATATAGATTACTCGCATGCACCTGGTGCCGCTGGGACGGCGGGAAGACTTTAAAATATGGCAGAAATCCGCCAAAAATTACCCTGAGTCATGAGCTGAAGCTGCCAGGGCCCTGGAAGCTGTGGAAAAATACGTTAAAAATACGCCAGTTTTCCGCCATTTATTATAGATGGTAATAGATACCAGCTGCCGCTCCTGGATGGAACGGGAAAAGGTTAAAAAACCGCAGAAGTCTGCCAAAAAAATACCAGCGAAGTCCTGATCCTGTCGCCAGGTGAGCCTGACACCGGGAATAATACGCTATACTTTCGCCGTTTTCCGGGCTTCTATATAGATTCAGTCAGGCCGCCTGGAAGCCGCTGATCCTGCTGCTGGGGAAAAAATAAATTTTTAATTGGTTGACTTATAATAAGTTATAACTATATTCTATTATAAAAAAGGGGTCATTATGTTTACAGTAAAAGAAGCGTGGGCGCTGGTTGGGGGTTTGTCTAAGCCGTCCAAGATGCCGGGCCACGGTTATGGATTAAGCGCTAAAGATTGCAAGACAGGAAGCGTATTAAGAAAAATTGCCAACAGTGTTTGCTCTGCATGTTACGCGTTGAAAGGTCGTTATGTTTTTCCGAATGTATACGAGGCGCACCAGCGCCGATTGAAATCAATTGACAATAAACTATGGGTTGAGGCTATGGCTTCATTGATCAATTGGTATAAAAAGAAATCAAAATATTTTAGATGGCACGATAGCGGGGATCTCCAGGGCGTAGCTCATTTAAAAAAAATTGTTGATGTGTGCAACAAAACGCCGGGCGTTATGCACTGGCTGCCAACTCGCGAAGCTGGTTTCGTTAAAGAATATAAAAACAAATATGGCGAGTTTCCAAAAAATTTAGTTGTCAGGCTTTCCGCGACGATGGTTAACGGCGTCCCGCATAAATCGCACGGGCACAGTTCCACGGTTGTCACCAGTGAAGACCTGGCGACGTCCCACCTATGTCAAGCATATAAACAAGGCAACGAATGCAAGACTTGCCGAGCGTGTTGGGATCCAAAATATCCTGATATAGCTTACTTGAAACATTAGGGGGAACGATGCCAACAAAATACGCTGACTTTTCGCCACGTCTGTGGCCTTACTATACATTACGAAGGCCGCCAGCGGCGAGTTTCTCCATTGTCAAGGGCAAAGAATCGGCAGAAAACAGCCATTTTTTACGTCCATCTGAGCCTGAAGCGTCGCCTCCACCTGGGCTTCTGTGGAAAAATACGCTGAAATATCGCCGTTTTCTGGGGTTTCTTATAGATCCAGGGCACCCGGAACAGGATGCAGCTGAGTTGCCACTATGATGTTTTTCTTTATCACCTTTATTATTTTGGTTGCTGTCGGTCGAAATCCTTTCGTTGCGTTTCTTTTTGCTAGTTTGTTCGCTCTATTCTTCGCAGTTCATGGGTTCTTGTCGTGAAAAATACGTTCGTTGTTCGCCACTCATTTGGTCTTTATATAGATCTAGAACACAGGTACATTACCTGGGTTGACCTGGAATGATTAATTTTTTCCTGTTATTTTCCTGTCATCAGAATTTTTGGAGTTTAAATTATGTGAAAAAATAAATTATTATTTTCTTTACTTATAATTAATTATAAGTAGATTAGTATTTGTATTAATAATTAATACTAGCCTTAAACGATTAAACTAAAGGAGTTACAATCATGGCAAAAAAATTAAATGCATTTGAAGTAAAACTACTTCTTGAATACAGACAGTATCAAGATATCAAAAACCTTGCGGATAAAAAGTGTAAGCAATTACAAAAGCAAGTGTATCAATTAATTGATGATAAGAACTTAACTGAAAAAGAAAACTTTATCTTTACTCATAACAATAATGTTTTCTCAATTAGTGAAGTGAATAGATCATTAACTGATATGAAACAAGTAAGAGAGATCTTAACGCAGAAAAAGATAGAAATTCCAGTTAAGAATTCAAGTTACTATGCTATCAAGAATGTAACTAATTCAAAAGAAGTTGAGTTACAAATTGAAGAGCAACTAGGGAGAATAGCTAATGCCTAATGATCTAGTGACTGACTTACAGAACTTAAGAAATTTAACTAATACTAACCGCTCAAATAGAGCGGTTACAGAACCTTTAGTAAGTAACGATCAAGAAGTTGATTGGCAATTGGTTGCTAGTTATCTTGATAGTGAAATGTTTTCTTTCATACTAAAGAATAGAGATAACCAAACAATAAAAGACTTTGGTATTCAACTCTCATCTAACCTAGCTAATAAATTTGGCTTGACAAGATAATCTACGAAAATGGAGATGGTTTTTCTACCATCTCCATACCCCATTCCCCAGCGTAACCAGCTCTCCTGAAATAATCCTCGACTCACACGCCACCTACATCTAGTAGTTATTACATTTAGATATACACGATCTAGAGTCCCAACTCGATTTTGCCAGAAATAATCCCTTAAAACGACGCCACCCCCCTCTCCCCCCTATACATTGTGGGCATGCACGTAGCGTGTAAGTTTTACACAAACGATTATATGTGTTAAACATCACAGAAAAATGGATTACGATCAAATTACTTATTCTGAAGCTGAAGACTTAATTAAAAAATTAGAATTAAAAAAAGCTGAAATAGATACGTCAAAGCATTCAAGAGATGATTATCTATCTTTTGTACGTGCCGTATGGCCAGAATTTATTGCAGGGTATCACCATAAAAAAATTGCAGAAAAATTTAATTTAATCAAAGAGGGCAAGTTAAAACGCTTAATCGTTAATATGCCTCCACGTCATACCAAGTCAGAATTTGCTTCTTTTCTTTTTCCCGCATGGATGATGGGCCACAATCCGAAGTTAAAGATTATTCAAACTACGCACACAGCAGAATTATCTTATCGTTTTGGTCGTAAGGTTCGTAACCTCATGGACTCGGAAGATTATAAAAATATTTTTACAGATATAAAACTATCACAAGATTCGAAGGCCGCGGGCCGTTGGGAAACGAATAAGGGCGGTGAATATTTTGGCGCGGGTGTTGGTGGTGCAATCACGGGCCGTGGTGCGGATTTACTTATTATTGATGACCCACACTCAGAGCAAGATGCGTTGTCCTCTACCGCATTCGATAATGCGTACGAATGGTATACCTCTGGACCTCGTCAGCGTTTACAACCTGGAGGAGCCATTGTTATTGTTATGACCCGTTGGTCCGTTAAAGATCTAACAGGTAAATTGGTTAATGCACAAAAAGGAGTTAAAGCAGATCAATGGGATATTATTGAGTTTCCCGCAATCTTTCCTGAGACGGGTAATCCTATGTGGCCTGAGTATTGGAAAGAAGATGAATTACTTTCTGTCAAAGCATCTCTGTCAGAACAGAAGTGGCAAGCACAGTGGCAACAGCAACCCACCAGTGAAGAAGGTTCCATAATCAAACGTGACTGGTGGAAGTTATATGAACATGAAGATCCACCACCCCTCCAACATATAATTCAAAGCTACGATACAGCCTATAGTAAAAAAGAAACAGCCGACTATTCGGCGATTACAACATGGGGAGTTTTCTATAGAGATGAAATGAGAGCACCTGCTTGTATTTTGTTAGACGCGAAACGCGGGCGGTGGGAGTTTCCTGAATTAAAAAGGAAAGCGGTCGAACAGTACAATTACTGGGAACCCGAGACCGTGATCATCGAAGCGAAAGCGTCAGGCCTTCCGCTAACGTACGAGTTACGTCAAACAGGAATTCCAGTTGTTAACTTTACACCGAGCAAAGGAAATGATAAACATTCAAGAGTAAACGCTGTAGCACCTCTATTTGAATCAGGACAAGTTTATTATCCTGACGAAAGGTGGGCGCAAGAGGTTATTGAGGAATGTGCTGCTTTTCCTTTTGGTGAACACGACGATTATGTTGACTCCACCACTCAAGCTCTGTTAAGATTCAGACAGGGAAATTTTATTACGCACCCAGAAGACTACGAGGATGAGCCAAGTATGTTGAAGATGCGAGAATACTATTAGGAGATATAATGAGCGCGAAATCACAGTACATAGAAGATAGACAATATTTAATTGATAAATCAGACAATCCAGAAAAAAAGAGATTAAGTCTTGGGGAAGAGTTTGATAGAAGAGTAGATCAAGGAAAAATAGTAGTTAAAAATGGAAGCTATAGTTTAAATCCAAGCAAAGAGGATAAGGAAAAAGTAAAAAACTTTGGTCTTAAATCAGGTAAAGGCACTGACTTTGGTAAGCTATCTGTTGCAGCAGGTATAGATAATAATCCAAATCCGACACAAGCGGATAGAATTGCTGGAGCTACAAAGAAAGGTTTAAAATCAGGAGATTCAACTTTTCTTGAACGACGTAAAAAATTAGCTGGTCTAAAAGATGCTGCAAAAGCTACAGTTAAAGCGAAAGACGGTTCGCGTACCAAGGTTCGTGGTGTTAGAATCGCTAACAAAGGTTTTAGAAAAGCAAAGCTTAGTTAATGGATAAAAAGAAAAAGTTTCAATCAGGCGCAGCTAGTGTTCTAGATGATCCAGATATATTGGATGTTCTTCCTATGATAAGGAGACCTAATTTAATGGGCGATCCTACTAAACTAGGAGCCGCGGACCTCGGGCCGTTGTTCGCCATGATGGCAGCTGGAGCATATCCCGCTGTTAGTGCTATGACAGAAAAAGATAAAGATTCTGGAATATCCCCTATTATTAAAACACCAGGGGGTGATGTATATGCACCGAGCGAAGAGGAGATTAGAAAAAGACAAGCAGAGGATGCAGAGAGAGCAAAGAACACAGGACTTGTCCCTCCTGATGTAAAAAACGAACCTTTAATTACACCTACACCTAAGCCAAAAGGTTTGCTGGACGATGCAAATATTACCCTACCTTCCCCGCAAGAAGATACAAGTAATATTACTCCTATACCTAAACCTGTAACTGCTGATGATTTAATTATTACAATGTCAGATCAAAAGAAAAAAGAAGATACATCCAAGGCACTTGTTCCGACTAAGATGATGGAGAGTTTGGCAGATCTACCTGATCCTATGGAAACATATCAAAGTGAAATTGCCCCACGTTTTTCTCAAACAGAGGACTACCTTAAATCAAATTACACGGCTGGTGAAAAAAAATTACTTAACGATTGGGTTAATGAATTATTTAATCCACAAAAAGGGTTAACACTAGAATTAAGAGATACAGGTCTTGCAGCTCAGTTAGAACAAATTAATCAAGCAGACCCAAAAAGAAAAGTTACAGCAAAAGAATTATTAGAATTAGTACAAGGAGCAGATAATCAATTAGCAGGTTTTGGTAATTATCAAATCATGGGAGGAGATCAAGAGCTCTTTCCTCAAACAGTGCAAAATGCAATCAACGGAATTAATGAAATGGATGTTGTCATGCGTCCGGGTCAACTATCAGATTTTGTAGATAGATATAAAAATTTAGTAACGGATAATTTAAAAAGTATACAAAATTCTACAGATAGAGATACAGCAGCAGATGCTTTAGCTAAAATACAAATACAAACACAAGAGTTATTAGCTGAAGAAGGAATTGATCCATCAATGCTAGAAAGAAATAGAGAGTATGCAAAGATACAAGATTACATTCGTCAAGTAGGGTCAACCTTACAAGGTACTGTATTCACGAATGAGCACATGAACATTGGTTTACCTGGTACTCGTGCAGAGGATTATTCTGTTATCACACATAATTTTAATCCTAAATTTGGACAAGAGAATAGAACAAGCGAACACAATACTTCACACCCTACAGCGGATAATACAATCGCATTTAGTAGAGGAAGAAAAATACAAAATTACGAAAATGGTGATCAAGGTAGTATTATTATGGAAATGCAATCTGACGTTCATCGTAACAAACCTGCAATTCAATATCCAACATCGTCAAATGATTTTACTTCTAGTAAAAATAATTATCCTTACGCAGGCGGAGCTCAATACTGGGTAAAACAAGTAATGAAAGATAGACTCACACAAGCCTTAATTGATGGTGATGATTTTTTAGGATGGGTTCCAGGTGAAGTTGTATCTCATTATGAAGGTGCAGACAAAGATAACTACAAAGGTTTTATTAATATTTACAATAATAAAACAAATGAATTTATAAAAAAATTAAATAAAGATATTACCAAAAGAGGTAAGGCACTTGGCATGAGTGATGATGAAATTTCAATGGCAACACTTAAAGTAAGAAATGATGGCCAGTATAAATTTGATAGTGGAGGAGATGAATATTTTTCAAGAGTGAGACAAAACCAGTTTCCTGGAATGGAAAAATATGTAAGAACTGGTGAAAAAACAAGGAGGAAAGAAGAATATCGTTATGAGGAAATTGAAAATACTTTGCAACTTATTAACATGCCTTATATTGACTTGAAAGCTAGAGAGGATTTTGATCCTAACCTTTTAAAGAAAATTGGCTTTCCTCAATTTAAAAAGGGTGGTAAAACAAAAACTTCAAAGGCAAATCCTTTGATTGACATCGAAATATTCTTTGAAAGCATATAATGGCTATAGATAAAAAAATTCAACCTACAGAAAATGACATTGTTATAGATCAATATGCGAGTAGCCCTATTGACATCAGTGTTGAAGGACAACCGCAAGATAATATAGAAATGCTACAAGATGGATCAGCTATTGTTGGTCCACAAACACTTAACATGCAAGCAACTTTTGATTCTAATTTATCTGAGTTTGTTGATGAAGACGATTTAGAAAAAATGAGTTCAGACTTGATTGCTGATTACGAGACTGATAAAGAAACAAGAAAGGATTGGGAACAAGGTTACACACAAGGATTAGACCTTCTAGGATTTAAATACGAAGAGAGATCACAGCCCTTTCAAGGAGCAAGTGGTGTCACCCACCCAATGTTAGCAGAATCTGTTACACAGTTTCAAGCACAAGCATATAAAGAATTACTTCCAGCAGGTGGTCCAGTAAAATGTGATATTGTTGGAGCAGTAAACCCTCAAGTCGAAGAACAAAGTAAAAGAGTTCGAGACTATATGAATTATCAAATTACTTCTGTAATGGAAGAGTATGATCCTGATATGGATCAGATGTTATTCTTTTTAGCATTAGCTGGTTCTTCTTTTAAAAAAGTTTATTATGATGCAAACTTAGGAAGAGCAGTTGCAAAATTTATTCCTGTTGAAGATTTAGTTGTTCCTTATCATTCTACAGATCTAGAAACAGCTCCGCGTATTACACATGTTTTAAAACAAAATAAAAATGAAGTAAGAAAAAGTCAGGTTAATGGTTTTTACCGAGATGTTGATCTTGAGTCTATGCTGCCAAACGAAAGTGCTATTCAAGAAAAATATAATTCTATTGAAGGAGTAAGCCCTAGTGATGTTCAGTATGATAACGAATGCACCTTACTTGAAATACATTGTGATTTAGACATACCAGGATTCGAAGATATCGGTTTGAATGGTGAGCCTACAGGCATTAAACTGCCTTACATAATTACAATCGATGAAGGATCAGGAAAAGTTTTATCAATCTACAGAAACTATAAACAAGAAGATCCTCAAAAAAAGAAGATACAATATTTCGTTCACTATCGTTTCCTTCCAGGTCTTGGCTTTTATGGTTTTGGTCTTATCCATATGTTGGGAGGTTTATCAAGATCGGCTACTTCCTCGTTACGTCAACTTATTGATGCGGGAACATTATCAAATCTACCAGCAGGATTTAAAGCAAGAGGTCTTCGAATTAGAGATGATGACAGTCCATTACAACCTGGCGAGTTCAGAGATGTTGATGCTCCGGGAGGAGATCTAAGAGCAAACTTCGTACCTCTTCCATATAAAGAACCAAGTCAAACTTTATTTATGCTTCTTAGTTTTTGTGTAGATGCTGGTAAAAGATTTGCTGCTGTAGCAGACGCAAAAATTTCAGATTCAAACAATGCTAATCCAGTTGGAACAACAATGGCAATGATTGAACAAGGAACAAAAGTTATGAGCGCAATTCATAAAAGAATGCATTATGCTCAAAGAGTTGAATTCAGATTATTAGCTAGAGTATTTCAATTATATCTTCCACCAGAATATCCTTACAATGTTTCGGGCGGAGAGCGAACAATTAAGGTTCAGGATTTTGATGAAAGAATTGATATTATTCCAGTATCCGATCCAAACATCTTTTCAATGTCGCAAAGAATTCAATTGGCTCAAGCACAATTACAATTAGCACAATCGAACCCACAAATACATAATGCTTATGAAGCGTATAGAAGAATGTATCAGGCACTTGGAGTACAAAATGTTGACGCTATTTTACCTCCACCTGCTAAACCACAACCAAAAGATCCAATTACAGAAAATGCAGAACTACTTATGAAGAAAACTGCTCAATCTTTTGCAGATCAAGATCACGTTGCACACATTAATACACACAGAGCTTTCATCTCTTCCGTGTTAGTTAGAACTATGCCTGATGTTATGGTTAATATTACCTCTCATATTCTTCAACATACTTCAATGTTAGCAACGCAAAATGTTTTAGAGAAGAATAAAGAAAAAATTGATGCACTTACTCAACAGTTTAATGGTCAAATACCAGAACAAGTACAATCTGCTGTCAATAAATTGTTAAATGAGCAAATTGCTCAAGTAGAAATGGAGCTTATGTCTCAAATGATTGCTGAAGAACAAGAGTATCTTGAAGGTGGAGGCGAAGATCCACTGGTAGAGCTTAAAAAAGAAGAAATAGACATAGAAAAACAAAGAGTTCAAGCTGATAACATGGCTAAAATGGCAAAAACAGAGCTTGATGTTGCAAAATTACAACAAAAAGCTGAAATAGACGAAGCTAAACTACAACAAACAGCGGAATTAGCTGCTAAACGTAATAATATTCAAATGCAAAAACTAAATAAAGGAAATTAATGAAAAATTCTAATTTAAATGTAGATGAAATCGTTCATGATTTAACTAACTATGCTTTTGAAAATGATAGAAATCAAGAAGAGATGTTAATCGTCGCTTCTATGATGATGGTGACTGCAAAAATGATTTATTTACAAACATTAGGAAACAATGGTAATACTCTTTTTGAGAATGATAAAGAAATCATACTTGAACAACAAAAACCAACAGTACATTAAGGGGTCGTATGAAATTTAAAAATGCAAAAATGACAATTGTTCCTCAAAAAAATCCATTTCCTAACACACAAGTTGCTTCAACAGCAGAGCAAGTTTTCTCTCCATTTGTAGTAAAAGATAACAAAGGAAGTGGGCCTCAAGGACAAACAAGCAGAATGCAGATTAAAAAAGTAGCTTTCAAAGGCGTAAAATAGTATAATTCGCTACTTTAACAAAGGAGGTTCTATGAACTTACTAAAAGATCTATGGTCACACATCAAAGAATGGAGTGACTGGCAAATGAAGGATTGGATAAAAGCCGCTATAGTAGCGATCGTAGTTATCTGGATATTAAGTTGGATGACAGGCGGAGCAGCATAGTGCTACAACTTCTTGGAGGCATGTTAGGAGGTAAAGGCGGAGCCTTAAAAACCATCGCTAAAGTTGTCGACGAGATTCATACATCAGAAGAAGAGAAATTAGATAAAAAGATTTTAATGCAACGCATCCAACAAAAGCTTGCAGAAAAGCAGTTAGATGTTAATGCAAAAGAAGCCACCCATCGCAGCGTATTCGTTGCTGGGTGGCGACCATTCATAGGCTGGATTGGAGGGCTTGCTTTAATGTTTAGCTTCATCCTATCTCCCTGTATTGAATGGTACGCAAAATTTGCAGGTATAGATATTGTGCCTCCTGCTATCGAGACTGGGCCCCTCCTAGCTATTGTCACTTCAATGCTCGGAGTCGCCGGGATGAGAAGTTTTGAGAAGGCAAAGGGTCTTACTAAGTAATGAAAAAAGGTAACAAGAAAAAAGTTAAAAAAGTAATCAAAGGTTTGAAAAAAGCATCTAACTTACATGCAAAGCAAGCAAGAACATTACAAAAAGTTATAAGAAAAAAATAATTAACAAAAAAGGAGAAGACTATGGAAAAACATTCACACGAAGAACACATTGTAGGTAAAAGTGGAGACTATACCGCTAAGGGTAATATAGGCGATACTTGGGAGAAA